TATGTCAAACCACTTACCACGACCAAAGGTAGCTTCTTCTAGTTCTGCTACGTTAGACTCTACAGCCTGCTGTAACGCAGGAGAGATAATTCTAGAACGCTCTGACGCTCTTTCAGAGTCAGCAGGATCCCATTGACCTCTCCATAGCCTATAGTATTCCTCAAACTTTTGTTCGTAGTTTGATTCATAGTTGTCTCTCCAGTTGTCGCACTTTATCATTACCCACTGTTCTAACGACTCTTCAATTAAAAGCTGGTCTGGGCTATAGATTTCATCTGCCATAGTATTTTCCTTAGAGTATTGCTACGCTGTAACCAAGTGTAAAAAACACCACAGCAGAAATTGCGTAGATTCCGTATGTATTAAAAGGACGCCAAACACGTTTATTGCTCATAGCCTTTACTAGCTCATTGGGTACGGGGTTCATCATTTTAGTAACCTGCTACTATATCTAATATTTCGTGATCGTCGATTTCAAAGTCGTAGTTGTAAGCTACTTTAGCTAACTGATCTATGTATGCTAGTGCGTCAACCAAGTCATCGTGGGTTAGAGGATCAGGGAACTGAAACAGTTGATCCATAAATCTAGTGTTCCAATCTGCCTTTCTTAGTTCTATTTGTCCGTTTTCAAACCTACCCTGCAAAGCCCACATAACTCTGTCGGTTTTCTTTTTGTTACCGTGAGTTAGTTCTTCGACTCTAAAAAATCTCCCGTACTGTTTCATTAAATCTGTCAGGGGACTCATTACAGCCTGCTTTGCTATACCTCTTTCAATACCAACACTAACGGGTTCGTAATCTCTAACGGCCTGAAATATCTTGGAGGCAGTCTCGTCAAGGCTCCACCTCCCATGTATAATGTTATCAACGTACCAACCATTAGTACCAACTTTAACAACAGCGATTGCAGTCTCATCAAGTTTAGTGTTCTTGGTTCTCTTCTTGTTAACTTCTTCAAAGCCAGCTAAATCAATAGCGATATAGTATTGGGCATCATCTGGTTCTTCTCCAAAGTGTACCCAATCTTCTTTGAACATTTCTGAGCCTCTTGCTTCAAATGAGGCCATAAACTCTTGTCGGAAGGCGTAACTCGACATTGACTTCTTTGCTGTATCAATTTCGTCAGGGTCGAGGATGGGGTTGTCATAACTGGTAAAGTGCCACCCCTTGTAAGTTTCATCGTCCCCTAGCTCCGCAAGTTTGTACAGTTCGTAAAAGTGATTCCTGCCCATAGGCGTGCCTATAAACATTGCTGAACCTTTTTGGTCAGCTAGTGCTGGACGGAGGATCTGCTCCCATACGTCAGGCTTCATGTCTGCGTACTCGTCCATTACAAGAAACTTCAAGGAAACACCACGCATTGTCTCTGGCCTGTCGGCTCCTTTGAGACTAATCATGGCCCCGTTGACCAGCTTTATCTGTAGATTATTGATGTGGGCACCACTAATCACAGGGTTTCCTAGCTCCAAGAGGGTTTGCCACATGATATCACGGGCCTGTCCCTGCGTGGGCGCAACGTAAAAAACTTGACCTTTGTCGGTCTGTAAAGCATTTATGATAAGCATCCATGCAGCGAGGCGTGACTTCCCTGTCCGTCGCCCTGCCGCTACTACTTTGAACCGTGTAGGATCAGAGTAAACTTCCTGCTGCCACGGCAACAGTTGTACATTTAAGTCTGTCATAGGCTAAAGTTTAACCCGAGCAGTTTCTCTGCCATATACCATCAGTAAACGTATAACCATTCTGGAACGGTACGTAAGTCTCACACCACTCTGGAGAACCCGGAACAAGTCCATCATCTTCAACAGCTTCTGTTTCTACGTAGTCACGCTTAGGCCAAGGGACTCTTTTACTAAACAAAATATTACCTGTGTTTGTATACTCTTGCTTAACATACATATTGCTAGGATGTACAAAAACTTCTTCTCCGTTCTTTAGCGTGTACGTAGAACCATCTGGATAATTAATTACAGTAGGTGTATCAGCAAATGCTGCAAAGCTAACAAGGCTTACTAACAAAGCAGCAATAGAAGTAATTACAAATACAAATGTTTTATCAGTCATGAATTTAATTCCCGTTAAAGTTTACGAATGTTGATGGAGCTTCTAACAAATCAAAAGTTACAACCACTTCCATGTTACCTGCTCCTCCTGTCGATGCTTTAATAATATCTCCGGGCTGTAATACAAATACAGCGTTACCATCAATTATTAAGTTTTCTTTAGACTGTACGTTAGTTCCGTTGTAGATGTACACATCAGTAGTAGGAGAAGGTTTATCTATGAACACAGTAACATCATTAGTAGCGTTATGTAGGTTAGCTACAAACAGCATGTTCCAATGTGCTACGTAACCATTAGGAACAGTAACAATAGTCTGTGTACTAGTGTCCGTAAGATTAATATTTTTAGTATATAACATTAATATGTCCACATAACAGGTAATGAACCCCGTATGTCTAAATGAATAAAAGTACCAGCAACCCCTATACCTGTAAAGCCGTGTTCTAAGGCAGCTTTTATTAACGAATACCGATGAGCAGAGTTAGTTATCTTTATGTCTGCTGCTATGCCTTGCGCGTGAGTCCCCGGTATCTCTTTTATAGCCTCTAACGGGTGGCTAGGGCTTCTGTAGCCGCTGGTAATAACAAATGGAAGACCACAATAGTGCCTGAGTGTGTCTAGTTTTTCTAGAAACTCAGGATTCATATTGTTTTCTCCTGTTTCTTTACAGTCAAACTCTGTGATAGAGAAATACTTCATAGTCGCGTTTAGCTACGCTGCTTCTTAGTAGGTTTTTTCTTAGGCTTAGCTTCACTCAGGGTCTTTGCTGCCCTAGCTACGTCATTGTTGTATGCACGTTCACAGTGTTCATCATCAAACACAAAGTTAATAGACGCTCCTAGCCATGCCCAAGCCTTAGACTTATCTTTTAGCCTGTGGCTTCGACCTGATACAGACTCATTAGCGTTGTCACCTAGAAGTATAGCTACATTTACCAGTTGACTAGTAGCATCTCCTACTCTTACTACGTATCCTAGTACTTCATCTAATGCTTCTTCTACTTTACTCTGTGACATCAGTAGCCTCACCCTCTATTTCAGTCTCACTAGAAACAGTTGTAGTTCCAACCCCAGTAATATTGATTTGTATTGCATTTCTTCCTGCATCTTTAATCACATCCTTCTCAAATGCAGCAACAGGAAGAATACGATCCATAACTAACTTCCATGCAGCAGCTTGATTCTTGTGATCTGGGTCTGTGGCAGCTTCAAAGATAGCATCCATAACAGCACGAGAACGAGGAGAGTTTAACATCCTTGCCTTATACTCATTTATGATTGCTGCATCACCTTTAGGTCGTCCTACAACTCCTCTACCTCCTTTTTTCTTAGAGGAAACAGAAGACTTTTTAGGGCGACCAACAGGGTTACTGTTATTAACGTCGTTATCCATCTATATAGATCCTACCTTAATGGCTTTTTGGTTTGTTTCTTATATTTGTTTCTTGTTGTTATCATGTTGTTTGCTATATAGTCTATATTATACCATACTTTTTTTAATTTGTCAAGCTAAAATTAGAAAGAGAGGAATATTTACAGTTTTCTGTGGGGAAACCTTCGGATTTACAGTGCAGATTGTCTGTGTATTTACATAACAGATTAGTTCTATATAACTTTTTGATATATAAGAACAAAGAACTAGAACTACTATGGCCTAATTTGACCTTTTATTGTGTCTGAGCAGCACCACCGCCGCGCAGACCTGTGCAAATCCCCTCCCCCGTCCCTTCGCAGATCTGCAAAAACAAACAATCGTGACTGTTTTTTATGTCGATCTCTCCAGATTGGAAAGTGTGAGGTTAGGTGGGTGCTTCATAGGGGTAACGCTACCGGCCGGCACAAGCCCATTGAGAGACTCTCACGAGGTAAACCCGAGTTTACTTTTCTGGATATTTATTTGAAAAAGACTTGCAATTCTTAAACCATGCTTCATACTAGGCACATGGTAGTATTTTCTACCGTTAATAAAAGGTTACTTGTTATGTCAAATTCAAATCAAAATACTAACCCATTCCTAGCCGTTGAAATGGCGGGCAAAGATGTTGCCATCGCTCAACAAGACGCGGCTCGATCTGTAATGACCGTCGCTATTGAGACGATCAAAAAGAATGTTCACACAAAAGAGGATGCGAAAGCATTCTTGACAGGCTACGCGGATCAGATCGCTACCACCAACAAAGACAGCGTCAAGAGTTTAAAGTCTCGCATGGCGCGAATCGTAAAGGTTCTAATCGTATCGGATGAAAAGCTAAACGAATATCACAAGCTATCTAAGCCCGCTGACGGTCAAAAGCTTATCGCCAAGCTATCCAAGAAGTGTGACGGACTTAAGCCACTGTATGATGCGCTCGCCATTCCCAGCGCGGAACCAGTTACCGGCGAAGGTGACAGCGAATCTGAACCGACCGACGACAACAAAGAGTCTTTAATAGAAATAACGATTGACTACCTTAAACGCGCTCGGAAAAACGGTTACACCACCGACGACATCATGACCGCGATCACTGCTGAATTGGTAGCTAATCAGTGATTGACCCTAGCATTGCATGGCCCTTGATTATCGGGGGCCTTATCATAGTCTTTTACTTGGATATCATCGAAGAATAAAACCACAGCCCTGCATTGCGGGGCTTTTTTTTGCCTGCTATTCCTGCCCCTGTATCGCTCTCTCAGCGACGCTATACCGACCCGCTACCCTAGCACCTATTTTTGTTTATCGTTGCTCACAGCGCCATACAGAGCATCTCACTTGACACGTACCCTATGACCTGTCATACTATACCTATCGCTGGGGGTTTTGTTGTCCAGTGTGTTGAAAAGTAAACTCGGGTTTACCTTTAAGGAGAGAGACTAATGATTGTATTTAATTATCCAAGTAAAAAAGTGTTGAAAGAAAACATCGGTCAACCTTTGCAGTACATCGAAACCAGTTTCTTTGGTGATGAGTACGTGAGGGATGGACAGTTAACAGGTGCGAACAGACCCCACATTACTGGTCGTGGTCGTGAGTTCTTTGCCACTGTCACCATGCGTGATGGTAAAATAGCAGGGGTAAAGTAATTAGGTGCGGGTAATAGAGGAGGTGTGGTATGCATAAGCCTAGTGTGTCTAAGATGAGTGGTAAGTTAGCGGGTATTCCTGCTATCAATACCAACACAGCAACCAATGCGTACTGTGTCAAGCAGTACAAGAGTGGTGGAAAGGACAACATTTGCACGATGTGTTACAGCCAGCGGATGCTGAGTACCTATCGTAAGAATTGTCAACCATCATTCCAGCGGAATAGTGACATACTTTCTAGTGATAGAGAGGTTGACATTCCAAAGATCAATGCTGCATTCGTGCGGTTTCATGGGCATGGTGAGTTGATTAACGACACTCACTTCCTAAATCTGTGTGACATAGCAGAGAGTAACAGTCACTGCACGTTTGCACTGTGGACTAAGAGAGTTGACATCGTGCGTCCGAACAGGGATCATGTACCAAGTAATATGATTCTTGTTTATAGTAATCCAAAGATTGATAGCGTGTTGCGTAAGCCACCTCGTGGTTTCCATCGCGTGTTCAACAACGTCACCAAGCAGTATCGTGGTGATGCTAACTGCACAGGGCAGAAGTGTATCGACTGTCAACTGTGCTATAAATTCGACACGACATCCGTCATCGTCGAGCATGTAAAGTAAACTCAGGTTTACAAAGGAGATAGAAATGTTAGGTGATATTACAGTAGAAGCAACCGTAGATTTAGAGTACTACCGTGATGATGTTATCGATGCGTTACAGCCTGATGATGTTGAGGATGCGGTGCAATATTTAGAAGAGTGGTGGGGTTTCACTGACGTTGATTTGCTGGGCTGTCTGCTTCAGGACATGGACAGTGATCTGCTTATGAAAAAGCTGAGTGAATGTCTTGATGTTAGTTCAGCGTTGACTTTAGTTGAGAGTCTACATGAGTACACTCTTAGCTTTAGTAAGCAACGTGAACAGGCCAAGGACAAACAGATCCAAGACCTTACGCGCAGGGTTGACGATCTGTTGTCACTCAACCATACTGTAATCAAGGAATCAGAGGAGTTACGTAATAATGTATGATCCAACCAGTGCAAAAGGTTTATTCGTGTGGCGTCAGCGTATGCGAGACAATCGTGCTGAGAGCCTTAGAGATAGCCGTAGATACAAGCAGATGTGGGGTAAGTCAGACCCAGTTGCGCACTTTATGGAGGGTATGGCGGCTGGCTACAACGTAGCACTAGTACACATAGACCATCTTGTTAGGTGTGCAGAAGCCAAGGAAATACTAGGCATGGAGGAGTTGTCATGAATATAGAAAATGAAATGGTAGCGGCACTGTTGTTTGTGTTTGTGTTCACTGGTTCATTATTACTATGGGAGTATATGTCATGAGTATAGTTACATTCGATACCGAGTTACCTAAACATGCGGCACCGTGTGAACGTCCGCTGCTTCAGGCTATGGTGCGCTACCTT